TAGTTTCATTAATGTATACTCCTAGGTTTATTCATTTCTTCTTCCATACCTTCTTCAAAGTCTGATACTACTTTATTATATTCAGCAAGTAATGTATCAAGATAGTCTAATAAATCTGTTCTGACTTTTCTAGACATTTTATCATCAGTAGTTATTATTTCAACACTCGCCTTAATTAGAAGTACTTCTTCAATAAATTTTAGTGCTTCATGTGGTCCCATTTATCATCTCCTTTACTTCTTCTAAATTTTTATATGCAAGAATATTTTCTGTCATACTATTAATAGATTCTTTTATTAAATCTTTGTATTCGTTTTTTAATTGAAATATTTTTGAAAGTGGTAGAACTTCTACATCAATAAAGAAAGCTGCTGTATCTTTATCAACTGTTAATGTTCTTTCATGTTCTATTCTAAAGTATAAATCATCTAGACTTTTAAACTCTGGTTTTTTATGTCTAGGGTGATTACTTAAACTTTTTAAAGGTGATATGCCCCATACATGTCTATGAAATGATTTGCCACTTGTCATAGAACGCCATATACCATCACTTGCCCTTACCAACATTTCATTATCTGCAACAGGTTTATGAACTTCTTCTAGTGTCTTACCTTGTACTGTTCTAGGATTCCATGAACTTGCCATTGCAACAAAAGCTGCCTCAACTTTACCTTTGTACATAATAATAACATCATCAGGTATTTCTAAACCCATTTCTATAATGTCTAGAAATGGACAATCAGATAAATTCATTGCCTCAGAAGTTTTTTTAACTAACTTCAAGTTTTCAGCAGTTTCAGATTCAAATGACATATCACCCATTAGAGTATTATACTCAATAAGTCTTTCCTCAAAATCATCTTGAAGATATTCTTTAAACTCTACAAAGTCAATAGGTGTAAATCTAGGACTTGTTGAGTAGGGTGTTTGTACTATTTCTTTTATATTCATAATTAATGTGTCCATTATACAGGACATTCAACTCATTGTCAAGCACTTTTTTAAGTTTTTGTTGGGTCAATAAAATCATCATTCCATCCAAAAGCGTCCTTCACAACTGAAGGAGTTAGTCCTTTGTAGACATTATGCAACTTCTTATCTTTTGCATGACACATTAATAGTGCCTCATCTTTATGAAGACCTTCTAGTATTTGAATGAATAGAGTTTCTTTTCTTGTTTTAGATAATGTATTATCGCCACCAGTTACAAAGTGCCATAGTTTATTAGATTCAGATTCTAATATAGTATGTTCTGTACCTGCTGGTGCCTCATTCTCCATGTAAGGAGGTTGTCCTGTAGGTAAATCCCATTGTATTTTTGGGTCAAATGCACCTTTTAAGATTCTTCTTAAACCAGGTGAATCATTTTCTTTTAAGATTTCTACTTTTTTTGATTTTACTTTTGCATTGTTTATTTTAGTAAATATCTCACTAAATAACAATTTGCCTGTACCACCTGTAGCTAATGTTTGCATAGCTTCTGGCGACATCAGATTTGGGTTTCTTTCTGCCATAATATTTTCCTCATATTAAAAGTCATTTATGTTACTCATTAAATTTTTCAACTTATGGTCTATAAAGTATTGTAATAGTTTTGAACTATCGGGTACTTTATATGACCTGTAAGTATTTATAATGTTTTCCTGTATCGCTATAGGAATCTCCTCTAAATCAATCAACTTCTTATTTCGTTGATAATTTAATCTTGTTATACTACCAAGTGGTATGTTATCTAATTCTGCCCACTCTTGTAATCTTTTCTTATGTATAGGTTGTTGTTTCTCACCTGTTACAAAAACATTGTCATCAGATAATATATTAGGTACACCATCAGAACGGTCACCTTTTATAATCTGTTCATGTAAATATTTTTTGGGGTCTTCATCTTTAATAAATTTTTTTTGAATCGGACTAAATTGATTTACTTCTTCATATTTATGTAACTGTATAAAATCTTTATCACCTGATACAATCATAACTTTTTCTTTATTGTTATGTGCTTCTCTACATAGTATCGCAATTATATCATCTGCCTCAGAATTATCTACTGATAAAACCATGTAAGGAAAGTTTTCTGCAATCTCATGTTTAACTTCTGTTATAATATCAAAAAGGTCATCCCATTTGTCTGAAGATTCCTTTGTTTCTAATCTGACTTGTTTTCTTTGATACTTATAGTTAGGAAAGTAATCTCTCCTCCAAGGGTTTGCCGAATCAGCACATAAGATTTGTGTGCCGTATTTTTCTTTAAACTTTAAATTATATCCTCGAATACTATTCAGCACCATATGTCTAAACATATCTATATTAGGTGCCTTCTGTCCTCTTGTCTGTGCCATATAGTTAGATATAAGCACTTGGTTTAAATCAACTAAAATCATTTATCATCTTCCGGTTCTGGAAACTCAAAGTCTGGTTCAAAAACAATTTCTGTTTCATTATCATCCCCAAAGTCTAATTTGTGTTGTGGTAAATCCTTCGCCTCTAAAACTTTACTATAATTAATTATCGGCTGTACTTCGCCCCTTGCATTGTGTTCAAGTGTTATTATTTTATCAATTAAAGACTGTGCAAGATGTTCTTTATCAAAATCTCGCATAATCATACCTCTTAAAATTTCTGTAACTAGTGCTAAATCACCATAAAAATGTTTTTTATGTATATCACAACCTATATCTACTAAATGTCTGATTACATCTATTGCAACTTCATCAATAGTATGTTCAATCATTTCAACTTCTTCTTTTTGTAGTAACAATTCTTTATTGGCTTTATCTATAGAATCTTCATCTACAGAATTATCAAACTTCTTCATACCCGGAAAAGGTATTATGTTGTCTTTATCTTTGCTCAACTTTTTCTCCTTTGAAATTGACTAAACCTTTATCATCAAGGTGTTCTATTAATTGATGATACCCACCAACTAATTCACCATCAATTTTTATTTGTGGCATTGTTTTAACTTTTTTACCTATGTCTTCTAACATATCATCTACTGTTTTAAATTCTTCTAATTTCTTTTCAGTATATTCTATGCCAAGATTATCTAACATAACCTTGGCTTTAGAACAATAAGTACAATTTAATTTACTGTATATTGTTACCTTCATCTTCTTCCTCATTTGATGATAACATATCATCCCATATAGTATCATGTTGAGACTTATCTTTTGATTGATAAGCGTCCACAGCCTGTTCTATAGTATACTCATACATTTTGTTAAGTTTACCCATAGGTAACCTTAGACCTACATATGCACGGTAATTACCATTAGTAGTTATTGTTACATCTTGTCTAAAGACTTCATACCCTCGAACAGGTGTATCTTCTATTGAATTAACTAAGGCACTTTCAACTTCAGTTACAACAGATTTACTGGCAGTTTTACCAACTTCAGTAATGAACTGTTTACTTTGTTTGTTCATTGTACCTTTTATCATATCAGCAATTTCAGATTTTGCAATCATCTTTGCCTTCTCAATCGCAAGGTTTAAATCAGGCGATACAGATGTACCTGCCCCAAATATACACATACCTTCATGAGTATCATCTGTATTACAAACTTCCATATTTGAATAGTCTTGCATAAACCATCCAGGAACTTGTGTTACAAAATCACCAGTCTCACTTTTTAAAGTATAGATTGGATTATTACCTGTTGTACATGCACCTAAAGAAAGTGCTAATACAACTATCATTATGTTTTTCATTATATTACTCCTATCACTCTGTCAATAACACTATTTATACTACTACTAAGATGTACCACAACCTCTTCAATTGTAACATCAGTCATAGTTATAATGATAAATGCCAAAGTAAATATTATCACATTTTTTATCATTGGACCTCCCAATCGCCAGATTTTGTAAGACATGCTTTTCCTGGCGTATTAAAAGCATGATTCGGTCTATCATAGTGTCTACAATACCTAGGGGCATTTGTATCTCTATAATAAAATTCTGAAAACAATTCCCAATAACCTGGTTCATCAAAGTTTTTTCTGCCGTCTGCACAAATTAACTTTTCTTCTTTTGTAACCACATCATCTTTAATTGTTGTTATAATCTTTGTAAAACAATATTGTTGTTTTATTGGTTTTATCTTTGCATGAAATTCTTCATCTGCACTTGCTTGATATGTAGTGTAGCACATTAATGTTACGAACATTAAAAAACCTATTACAATCTCAATATCTATTTTCATCTACTCACCCACTCTCCTGTGTAAGGATTTTTATATGGTTTTTCTAACCATCTACCATCTGGCATTTGACATGCCGTCCCAAATTCTGTTCTTCTGTCTATGTTACCCATGCCTATAACAGGCCAAGGATTTGTTATATCAACTGTTACATCATAATCAACACATTTAAAAGGTCCTTGATAGTATAGACTTGTTGTTTTTATTATACCACTATTACCTGTCTTTCTGTTGTGCCAATTCGTATATGATGAACCACTTGTTGCAACATTCATATGGTCTACAAAAGTACCATAATGAACATCATAGTCTGATTGATACATCATGTCAGCGCCTGCAATTGCACCACCTAAAGTACACATTGCAATTACATATGGATTATCAATTCCTACTGATACACATGCAACTGTCGTTGTTGTTGCACCAAGACCGGCACCGATATGTGACCGTGTTGCCAAACATCCTTGTAAGGACAACCCAATCAATACGATAGCGAATGTTCTAAGCATTCTTTTTTGCTGGATACCTATTATATTTTCCTTTATCATTTGCTATCTCTCTACATAACTGTTGTATGTCTTTAATCATCATGTCAATGTCATTATCTGATTGTCTTTCAGTAACATCATCTTTATGACCATATTTTGCTATTCGTAAGTGTTCTGACTTTTCATAAATTACTCGTACTTTATCGCACATTGAACTTATTTTGTGATACATTAGAATTGCCTCCAACTTGTAACTGATTATCATATAGGGTAGGTGCCCCGAAGGGCACCATTCTCACATTAAGAACTGTAAGCGTAACTTGTGCCATAAAGTTTTTGTATACCAGCTGCCACGATAGCTTTAGATGGTGTACCCATACGATATGAAGTGTTGTTACCATTAGTACCTGTGTTTTCATTGACATAAATCATATGTCCTTCTGAGCGTAATGTATCAATCATTGCTCTAGGTGATGTTAAGTCAAATCTACTTCTTAGGGTTCTCCAGAATACTGGTTGTCCTTTAGATAGTAAGTTTAGTACTTTTTCTTTTTTGCT